CGTTTAAATCCATGATTCCGCCCAATATCCAGCCGACAGCCTGCAATACCTGCGAACCCAGAAAAATAAACAGATCAGCCAGTTTCATTATCAGCGTAATGATAGGTGTAATGGCACGAATAATAGCAGGCATGGATTTAATCAGCAGATCATTAAACGTCTGGAATGATTTTGCAACGCCCTTAATGAAACCGACAGCTATCGCCTGTTTCAATCGCTTCATGGTCAGACCGAGTTTTATCTGTGAATCTTCTAATTCGCCAGCATCCTTAACCGCCTGATCGTATGAAAAACCAGCGGCTTTATCCAATTCATCGTATGATTTTTCTAGCTTTGACACATCCGTAGTGAGCATTTTCAGCATCGTTTTATCAATGCCTAGCCGCTCAAGTATTGCCTGCTGCTTTCCCTTATCCATGCCTTTAATAGCACCGGCAACTTCTTTCATCAGATCAATCGAGTTTTTCAGCTTGCCATTTGAGTCCGTGACTTCGACCCCGATTTCTTCAAATACTTTTTTTGCCCTACCAATCCCGATAGACGTGTCGCCAGCGTTTTTATTCAATGCTTCAAGCGATGTATTGACGGCGTTGACACTAGAGTCCGTCAGCTCCGCAATGTACCCCATCTTGTCGATTTCGCTGGCAGCGTTTTCTGTGCGCTCAGCCAGATCGCCTATAACATCAAGCTCGGATGCGATACCAGTGACGAATGACGTGATAGCAGCAGCAGCGCCCAATACAGCTGCACCCATGGCCGCCGCCTGAATGGATGCAGACGCAATGCTAGAAGAAAAATTACTTACGCCAGCTTTGTCAACGTCAAAGTTTAGCGAAACGAGAAACTCTTTTATTACCGTTGAACTCACTTGTTCGCCTCAATATAACGTCGCTCGTTTTCTTGACGAACATCAAGAATGTTATTCATTCTGGCAATATCTGCCAGCGTCAACGTGCCATCAACAACACTCTCATACTTGCACAAATCACCAACAGGCCGCCATAACCAATCATCCCCATCAGGCATGTGCGCCCATGTTACTGGGCACTTTGTTTTTGCGTGATGGCGTTCAAAGTCGCAACGCCCTGTGGAAAAAAATCCGCTAGATTCTCCAACAGTGCGCGGTATGCCATCTGCAACATCTGTACCACAGTGATATTTTGAAACATCAAAGCGTTACCATTCGACACATTCGCCCAGCCTAAACCGTTCGCCTGTTTCTGTTTAATACACGCCAGCAAACCAAACAAAATATAATCCGCTTGCTCATCCGGCATATCTGCCATCATTTTTGCAAACGGTGCATAGCCTTCAATCAATGCGTCAAACGTAGCATCATCACCCTCGGCAATAGCACCAGCTTTTACCTTGCCAATCAGCGGGATGATTGCCTCCAAAAATGGCGACAACCTCCGCGCTAAATGGAACTGCTTTACTGCATCAACTTTAATCGCTTTGTATTCGATACCATCTATCGAAAAATCCATCTTATAACTCCGGTGTACCTACGCCCAATACAGTAGAACGAACAATTGCATCAAATACCCATGCGTTAGTGCCGCCTTCTTTTGCGTAGGCGTTTGCCGGTACGCTTTTGAATGCAACCTGCTGCAAGGTTTCAAGATCGCCGCGCCCGAAGTCAGACACAACAATCGTATTCTTGCCCCACAAAACACTAGACGCTTTCTGATAGTTATACATCGCCATCAATAAAGCATTCACCGGCGAAGTTTTTAACAGCGTCACAGTCACAGTGGCAGCGTTACCAGCTACCAATGAATGCATGCCGCTACCATCAGCCCCAATCGTCATAATGTTTTTATCTTCTAACGGCTCAATCATAATCCCTTCTTCGGAATTACCTGCACCGTTGCCAAGATTGACCGCACCACCAGCGCCAGTAATCGCGGCGTTTATATCTTGAAAGCTATATGTACCCATTAGTCAAACCCTCAACGGTTCACGTCAACAATAATATCTACTTCCTGAATCGCGCCAGCCAGTTTAATAGCAACCTGAATCGGCGGCGCAATGCGCTGTTCGCGGGTAGCTTGTGGCTGCAATGCCATCGGTGCGGTGTAAATGTAATAGCCAGTCGGCAAATTACCGCCACGTGACAATTGACCGAAACCATCTGCATTCCAGATACCAGCAGCAACCAGACCGTTATTAACAGCCTCCTCACATGCAGCCGAAACAGCCGCAACAATCTGATTCTGGCCGCTATCGGTTTGCGGAATTTTTGTTTTGCTTTGATATAGCAGGTTATAAACGTTGTTTTGCACAGCGTCTTCAAACCAGCTTAGGCCATGTATCTCATCGAAGTAATGACCGCTTGCCATCACGCCATACTGAATGATTGCAGTGTCGTTTACATACTCGACAAACACGTTGCCGCGCTTATCCTGCAATGTCAGTGCTTGCGTTTCTGTCAGCGTTTCGGCAGATACACCAGGCTCAGTTTTATACATCAGCGTAATAGTGGAGCGATTCGCTGCAAAGTTTACAGAAAATGCACGACTAACAGCTGATACAGAAGCATACGCGCTTGAGCTAGAATACTGTGTGAACGTGCGCTTATACGCGAGGGTTTTTAACTCACTGCAAAGATCATTCGTTACTGAGCTTTCAAGTACATCAGCGTCTTGCGTAGTGATGGCATAAATGCGCTTCAAATCCAAGCCTTCAATCAATGCTGCCACGTCAATGTGCTGCTGATCGGTGATAGCTTCGGTTGCGGTAAATTGCAAACCAAACCATGCGGCAGAAGTATTAGCGAGAATCAATGCGCACTCGGCAGGCGTTTCAGCATCAACACCATCAATCGGCGCGCTTGCAGCGGTGCTTGATGTGCATTTAATCAGCGGGCTAAGGTCTACACCAGCCGCCGGAGCGTATGCATAGCCGAGCGTTGAAGTTGCGCCAGTTGAATCGGTAGTCAATATAAAACTGTTACCGTCCCATGTGCATCCGCCAAACGTACTCATTGCCGTGTTAATTACAGCAGCAACGCCCGTCATGGTAGTAGCGGCTGAGAAATTCATGCCTGTAAAACTGCCTTCTGCGCCGTTAATCATTATCTTAAATGCGCCGGTAGTAATCGCCTGCCATGTGCCGATAGTCTGCTCCGCGCTTGACAGTGAACCGCCGTACAAAACGGCAGACGTGTCAGCAGAAGCCCAGCGGCCAATCATCAAACGCAACGGGTGCGGTGACTGTCCAAAATACAACACAGCGGCGTAGTATTCCGGAGCGGTTAATCCAAAATCAGTAGCTACCGATTCCAGAGTAGTGTACGTGCGCACGCGGTCACGCGTGTCTATAACAGCAGAATCGCCAGCACACAACAGCGTGCCGAATCCTCGACGTGCCGCAGCTACAGGTGACAGGTTAATGGTTGCGCGAACAAGGCGCGATACAGATAAGCCGGTTGCCATGATTATTGCCCTCAGTTAGCGCAGTATTGCGCGATTGTATCAGTAATTGTACGTATTGACTACAAACTTATGCGTTACTTCCAGCCTCAATCAGCGAACAAATCGACTCTGTGTACCCGTTGCCATTCGCCCAATTGCCAAATGGATCGCTCGTTTGTACCTGAAAGCGTTTGCCGCCCCAGACAATAATATCGGGATAAACGCCACCAGCATCAGAGGATAACGTGCCGCGATACCACACGTTTATCGCATCAGACCGGCGCACGCTATCCGGCAATCTTTTCAAGTCATCCGGCTTGGCAGGCTGCACAACCATGCTAACAGTCGATGATGATTCTGCCAGAACGTTACGGCCTAATGAATTAATAACAGACGTGCGACGGATCAGCGTTACCCTGTCCTGAAAATCTGGATCGCCTACAATGTCGCTAACATCAATACGCGCCATTATTTTTTAGCCTTGCGAATGACGTAGGTTATTGAGTTGCGCAGCGATCCGGTATCAATCAGTGGCTTAGTACGCGATACCCCACGGCGCTTGCGAGCTGCCAGTGTTGACGCTGCTAACGTCTCGAAACCTTCACCGCTTGTAATAGTTGCCTTCACGCTATTCTGCGCAATCAATCCGGCTTTGTTCTTTGCCGTCAATATGGCTTGCGGGTTCATATCAGTCAGCGCCGTTGCTGCGCCTTGACCAATAACATCAGCGCACCGCTTTGCAACCTTTGCAACGCCAGGCTCTAAAAACGGACGCGCTGGAATGCCTTGCTTGCTGCTACCTTTTTCCTGAATATATCCTATGGCCGCATTGCCAATAGGTGAATCAGAGCGCGCATCTTCTTCGGATGGGATACCCACCAAAACATCGCCGCCGCCTGTCATTGCCCTGATAGTCTGCATCAGCCTAGCTACGTCATCCTTTACGACTGTAACGCCGCTCATAACTGAACGCCGCCTACGCCAATCATTAACGCAAGCTGCAAATACTGCATGCCGTACGTTGTAAGATTCCACTGCCCGCCGTTATCAAGCGCGACATTTGAATTGTCATAACCAACCGATACACGCCCGACTGCTTTACTTGCCAGCATGCCAGTCGAAGCGCCCGTTGCGCCGCCGCCTTGTGCGGCCAATAAATTCTTTCTCTGCAATACCAAATTGTGCGCAACAAAAAGGGCAATCCCTTGATTATAGAGACCGCCCCATTTGCTGACACTCACCAATTCAGCAGCAATGCCACTCCAAAAATCCAGCATGCAGCCGGTATAATCCGCCGTGCTTGCGAACTCTGGAAAGTTTGCCCTGAACAGTGCGTTATCCACTGCTTATTTTTTCTTGCTGCGCTTTACCA